GGAGCAGCACCTGCAATCTTAGCATCAATAGTATCTGTAGTAGTTACAAATTGAGTGTAAGTTGAAGCTGCACTTCCCACAATAGTATTAGTTTGACCATTAGTTCCTGCTGCACAAAAACCTGTAGAGGTTATGTCTGCACCATCAATAATGTCATCACCACCTGCAAAATCCATGTCAAGAGTACAACTGCCTGTGAACGCTTTCATCACTTCTGCACCTGCATTTATGACTAGAGTATTTGCAGGTATTTCTAATACCTGAAAGATGTCTCCGTCTGAAAAACTACCACCTGCTGCTACTAAAGCATCAATATCTAAGTATGCTTCGATATTTCTCATTACATTAGTATTTTTAGCTGATGGCATAGCTGCGATAGAATTTGAGGATACCCCTGTGGTATCGGATGATGTTAAATCAAAAGTTGCCATAGTCTATCCTCCCCTTACGCTACGTTGTATTTAGCAGTTGCGATAGCTTCAGGTCGAAGTATCTTTCTGCCATACAAATGCATACCACGAACAATGTCAGCAAAAGAATCAGGGTCTCTATAAGACTCTGTTTTGTTGATTTGCTCTGCAGTTGCTACAGATGAACTATGTCCTGCAACGATAACACCATAGTTAGAATTTTGGTTTGCAGAACCTGAAGTTCCTGGACCTGTTCCAACTGAAGGTAAGTTGTTTGACATATAAACATCAAATCCGTGAATTTTACCGATTGATAAACCTGCTCTTAATCCACCTGATTCACCAAAGTCTGCATTGAGAAGACGTGAATCTTCATCTTTGAGAACTTCAACAAATGTTGGATGTAGAACTAACCATCTTCCGTCTGCATCTACGAATTGTGTATCAAGCAATCTACCCATTCTAGCAATAACCTGTAAAG